ATATAACCACCTGAAAGACAATGACATTGCCTGTTTTTATAACGGTAATTGCAGACCATGACAAGCCGCAGCCGTCAGGCTGCCTACTCGATATATTTTGTTGTCAAAATTAAGCGCTGCAGCGTAATCATTATTTTTTATCTTTAGTAAAGATAAAACTTTTTTCATTCTTTCAGATGAGTGAATGGAACGATTATCGATTATATTTGTATCAAAAATAGTTACGGCAGGATGATTAAAACAGATAGAGTGTTTAGGTTTAAGTAAATGTAGTGTTTGCAATCTGGTTATCGCTGTGTTATCAAAATTTGAGAAGTCAACAACAAGATCTACATTCAGTTTTTTTATCTTTGCTTTTAGTTCGTTAAATTTATTTTTCTCGTAAGAAATAAAGGCATCCACGCCAACAATATCAGTAAAGAGGAATGATACTCTTGGAGGTGCTATCACATATACCACCATGCCGGATTCTTGAAGTTGTTTAATAAACCCTGAGGTAACGATGCCGTCACCAATGGCCTGCATGTGCATGAAAATGCACACTGTTTTATAACTATCCGGCTGTAATGATGTTTTCCTTCTGTATCGCATTTTTAGAAATGCCAGTCTGGCCTTCGTCTTTATCTTTTTTGTTTTAATATTTCGCTGTCTGTTAAGCTGTTTTAATGATGAAATAACATTCATAATGGCACCCTGAAATTCCAAATCACTCATGTCATTCGAAATGAGCAGGGTACTATACAAAAAACTGGACTACAATGGTTTGAAATGAAAGCCTTATGCTTGTTTACTCCTTGATTCCACTGGGGAAGCAGGCCACTCAATATCCGGTGCACTTGATGTATCAACACGGTTCAGCAATACCCGATACTTTTTCCATGCTTCCAGCAACGAGATTTCTTCCTCCGTTGCAATTTCCAGATCTGCAGCATCCTGAAGCGGCGCAATATGCTCACTGGCTACCTGCATGAGGCTGTTTTTTGTTTCTTCCGCCTCCCGTTTCCGGAACAGTTTTTCTGCTTCCGTATCCTTCACCCAGGCTATGCCGTTCCACTTCTGATATTCCCCTTCCGGCGACAACCAGGTAACATTTTCCGGTAACGGACCCAGTTCAGAAATAAATAACGCGTCGCCGGAAGCCACGTCATAAACCGTTTTACCACGATGATCTTCAACGAGATGCCAGGACGCCTCATCACTGTTGAAAATAGCCACGAAGCCAGCTGGAATATCTGGCGGAGCAATATCAGTACTATTTGCAGGTAGACCTGTATGAGGTGGAATGTATGTATCACCTTCACCAATAAATTCATTGGTTCCGGCCAGCAGATTATAAATTTTTATGGTTCGTGGTTGTTCACTCATTCTGAATGCCATTATGCAAGCCTCACAATATAGTTAAATGCGATGTTTTTTACGGTGTTTTCCGCGTTGCCATAAGCGGCAATGGTAATGGTGTGTGTATGCGAACCAATAGCGAGCGTATGTGTATGCGCACCTATTGCTACTGTGTGAGCATGAGCTCCTGCGCTTAATACACGATTACTTGCTGTCTTGCTTGTGTTACTTGCATGCATTCCACCACCGGTACCGGGAGTTTCTGCGTATGCTGAAGTATTGTTGTAAGCAAAGTTGTGTGTATGTGCTCCGGTGTTATTTGTGGATTTAGTTCCGTAATCAAACGACGATGTGGTTTTCGTCCCCAAATTAGTACTGGATGCGCTGGCGCTGTGGGTGTGCGATTTAATGCCGTCCTGTTCCTGAGACAATACGGCACGACCACTGGCGGGCTTGCCCTTAATCGTCCAGCCACGCATATCAGGAATAACGCCTGACGGATAAGCCACTGCAAGTTTCGGGTAGGCAGATTTGTCAAAAGTCTGCCCCTGCATCAGGACATAACCAGACGGAACGGTATCTGATGGCCACGGGATTGGTGCGCCAACTGGGTAGCTTTCTGGTGGAAGATTTTTCGAGGTATAAACTTCTGCCCAGCCTTCCTCAAAACCATAGCCATCTCTTGAGGAACGGTAGAACAGACCTCCATTTCTGTAATGCGCCTTCATCTGCAGGGTCCGGCAACTTCCGACTCCGGTATAGAAGTTAACCAGAATATAGCTGTCGCCAGAGCGGGTGACATTGTAAGCGCCTGATTCGGCATTCCAGGGAACGCCACCATCCGCATCGGCATATGTATCCGTTGCCCTTCTGGCAAAAGCAGCCACATGCGCGGCGGTTAAAGTAATATCTTTGGAACCATCAAACTCAACACCAGAAACCCGTCTTGGCGTTTGCAGCTTTGTTGCTGTTAATGCATTACCGTTCAGACTTGCGGACAGTTTGGTTCCAATAACCAGTTCGCCGGTTGCGTTATCAATAGCAAACGGTCTTAATGTATTCCAGCCACCATAAACATCACCTTGATTGGTAAGCAGCAGGTAAGTTTTAGCGCCATCATTACGCCATAATGCACCATACTCCCCACCTATCATTCGAATCTGATTACCACCACGCGCTACAATTTCGTCTGTGGCAAAAAGTTTTTTGCACGACAAGTTATCGTTAACGATTAACGAATGGGACTCATAAAAACCACGGCCACTCTTAAAATCAAGGATAACGTCCGCCGCGATACATTCAGTCGCCGGATTTGTTGCCCCAAACTTATAGGTCGTATCATTAACAACGAGATCAGCACCAGGTGCGGATATTGACAGGCCATCTTCAATAAACGCAAAAACAGGGAAAGCAGCGCCATCAACATAGAACACAGAGCGCAAATCATCGCCCTTATTACTCATCATTATTGAGTGGATGGCTCGTTCATTGTTTTGATATTGCCAGAACATTCCATAAGCATAACTCCCCCTGTCAGTCCAGCCACCAGGCATAACAAATCCGTTAAACTCGCAGTTATTCATCGGATCGCCTGCGGCTCGCGTTGCCGTGGTGATAATGACCCTTGATGCCAGTTCGCTTACTGAGCCAGCAGAACGCATAACAACAACAGGGTAATATTTTCCAGATATTGCACCTGCAGGAGCGTTAACCCGCACATAACGCATACCACGCTTATCAGCAAAGTCTGTTTTACTGACCGCGTTAATGTTGTTCAGGAAAGTGCCCTTATCTGGAATATCGCCACCGTTCTGGTCTTTCTGCAGACGTTTCTCAGCATTGTCATAGGCTGCTTTTACTGCCTTTGGTGTTGCGGCGAGCGTTTCAGACGTGCTGTTGGTGGCGCTACTGAGCTGGACAAGGCCTTTTCGCGCTGTGGTGGCATCCTGCGCAGTATATTTACCGTTAGCAAGATCATACGCGGCCTTTACTGCTTTCGGCGTTGCAGCCTGCGTTTCAGACACGCTGTTAGTGGCGCTACTGAGTTGAACAAAGCCTTTTGCGGTCAGCGAGGCGTCCGGGTGACGTCGTGACTGTTCATGCTCTTTCAGTTTGTCATCCACGTAATCCACTGTGGCCATCACCATGGTGTTATCCACGGTAAGCGCCACGGTGGCAGTGCTGGATACGGTCAGAATGGTGCGAAATGTTTGTGCACGACCGGACCCTTCGGCAACGGCTGGCTTGTAACTTTCGGCAGTATTGCCCACCGCGATTAAATCGCCGTGCTCATCAAATACACCAATTTCCCGGATCCAGAATCCGCCCGTTTCAGGAGGAATAACCAGCTCCGCAATAATGCGGTTCTGATGTGTTGCGTCCAGGATGACGCGATTAACAGTATGTCGCCACACCTCATGCACCAGACGGGTCTGCTTACTGTCTGGTGTGGGCAACGTGCCGCCACCGTCGCCCACGGCCATATGAGTCAGGCGGACAGGCTTACCATCTGGCGCGGCTGCCTGAGCTAATTTTTTTGCACCCGTATCGGTGATAACGGTTTTAAATTTACGTGTTGTGGTACTCATGCTTAATCGTCCGGATAAATGGTAATGACTTCACCGTCATAAGTTGCCGCCGCTGCGAAAATATCCCCCGGAATTTCCTGAATGATATTCAGCCCTGTCATGTGGCGGCTGACCGGGCGGGCATCAGCAATCAACCGCTCCATTTCCAGATACATTTCCTCCGTCACGCCACTGTCCAGCGTGCCGACTTCAACGGTAAATGTTCCCGGTTCTCCGCCGAACTCCCACCACTCAGACACGCGAATGAGGTATCCCAGCGGCTCAATGGCCCGGCGCAGTGCGCTGATGGTCCCTTTGTGTCGGTGTATCAGCCATGCATCACGAATAACCTGTCGCTTTGTCTCTTCCGGCCAGTTGCGATCCCAGCGGTCAACGGAAAATGCCCAGGCGAGATAAGGCAGCAGATGCACCGGGCAGGTATCTGGTGACCACAGTGTGTTGAGGTCTACCGGGATGTTTGTAATGCGCGCTCCGACAGCTTCGGCGCAACGCATGAAATTGCTGGCTGATGGTGGTAACAGCGAATTACTCATTGCGCCCACCTTCGCTGATGGTGAACGACTCACAGCGCGCCGCCTGTATGTCGCTGATGGCCATATTCTGTGTGGGTTCGGTTATCTCCACGCGTTGCACACCGTGCACATGCAGTGCGGCAGCAATGGCGGACAACGCCACGTCCTGACCGATAAGCCCCTGGTCAGCCAGCCACTTCCTGAACGACGATTCCGCCGCAGCCAGAATAGGTTCGGATTCCGGGCCGGGGTAAAAGTACAGTTTTGCATTCAGCCGCCATGTCACGATTCTGGCACTCTGTACGGTCAGGCGGTCGGCCACCGGGCGGGTATCCTCTGCATTCAGAACGGCGCGAACGGTATTAAGCAACGCCTCCGTTGCTGTGCCGTCGCCTTCAGTGGACAGGATGGAAACCGTCACATTTGCCGGAGACGGACTGATAGCCCGCGCATCACGCACCAGACCGCTGGCGCTGCGGGCAAAATACTCGTATGCACCTGACGGGCCAGCAACACTCAGGCCGTCGTACGCCCGTTGCGCCCGCAGTCTCAGCGAGGTGTCGCTTTCCATCACCGCGTCGGTGGTATCCGTTGCCGGAGTGATAACCAGGCGCTTTGTGTTCATATTGCCTGCGAGGTTGTCCAGGTCTGTCCCGGCGCTGTGGCTTAACATGCAGGCGCGTGCACCCTCATTGACCCGCTGGCGTAACAGCATTTCACGAAACGCTGTTGTCTGGGCGATAACGTTCAGAGGTTCCGATTCCAGCTCCAGCGCGGCGGAGACGGCTTCACGTTGTTCGGCGGGATAAGCCGCAATCATCATGGCCTTTGTGTCAGCCAGAATTGCCTCAAAGTCAGGCTCCGCGATGATGGCGGGGTCCGGTAACTGTGAAAGGTCAACGGCGGGCATGATTTACTCTCTCAGCGTGATGGTTAATTCAACATTCTGCATGGTCTGCATGACAGTACCTGACAGCGTCACCCTGGCGCGGCCTCCTGCCTTCCAGACAACGTCGATGGCATCCAGGGCAATGCGGGGTTCCCATCGTGTCAGCGCAATCACGGCAGCACTCATGCATTGCAGACGTGTGGTGTTATTCATGGGTTCGTCAATTAAATCGGGCACAAGGCTGCCATATTCCCGTCGCATAACCCGGCTTGCCAGCGGGGTGGTCAGGATGTCCCTGACTGACTGTTTCAGGTGCTCCATATCGTTCAGGTTTCCCGTTCCGTCCGGATTCATTCCTGTGTAGCGGGTTGTCACTGCGGGCCTCCCGTCGAATCGCTGCCACCTTTAACGCCACCGTGTTTATGCGTATGCACTGTGATGCCGTTTGAGGTGAAATCGCCGCCGCTGTGCGTGATATTGCCGCTCATCTTTCCTCCTTTTGTGACGTCAATCGTCGCTGTTCTCAGAAGGTCTGTGCATTCCACGACGGGCGTATCCAGTGTCACGCTGACGGATGCCTGCAGGGTGGCTGTTTTCATGCCGCTGGCGCTCAGTGCGCCTGCGTCCGCGTCGTAGCGGAACACCGCGCCGTCCGGCGCGCTGATCACGATTTCTTTCAGGCTTTTGCCGGGGGCCGGATTGGCATCACTCCACAGGCTGCCAATTATCATGGCGGTTTCCGGATTGCCGCCAATGCAGGCAATTACCACCTGTTCGCCTGGTGATGGCGGCAGCCACACATTGAAGGCTCCCGCGCGCGTGGTGTTCCAGCGCAGCCAGCCTGTTTCCAGTTCGCCGCTGCGAACGCGCACGCGCCAGGACTTCTCATCAACTTCAGAGATGATCCCGGTGCGGATGATATTGCTCAGCAGTCGCATGAGTTCTGCGCTCACCGTACAGCCTCCGCAATCCGGCCCAGCACCGTGTTATAAATCAGGCGTTCATCTGCCTGACTGATGCCCAACAGCTCACGTACCGGGTAATCGGTGAAAATGCCCGGCGCAACCTGATCGCGCTCACCGAACTGATGAACGCGTGCAATACGTGCGGCCACGCCGCTGTAACCCACCGTCACACCGGAAGCATCCGCACGGGCTTTCAGGTAGCGGGAGGTGCGCAGTTTTACGAACATGGGGACGTGCTTTGTGCTGTCCTGGTTGATGCGCCGGGTGCGTATTTCCAGAAAACGGTCGATGTCATCCCGGTAAAACGTGCGGATATTATTTTTATCCTCATCCCACCCGGTAATGGTTCGCCCGTATTTCCCCGTGTCGTGATGCCAGTTTTTCAGCGTGCGTGCTTCGTTATTCCAGATAAAGCGAATGCGTTCCTGTATCCGGGTTACGCGGCGTCTGCGTGGTGTCCACGCGGTCCCGTCCGGCGCTTTCTGTGACCGGATGCGCGCCTGCTGGGCGCGGCGTAAATCCTGTGCCAGCTTTCTGGCAATGTTATTGATGGCCTGCTGATTCAGGCTGTCGCGGATGGCCTCAAAGGTTTCATCCACGCGGGTGAATGCCTTATCCATCGCTTTCACCCCACGTCACATCCTGGAATACATGCGACCAGTCGCCTTCGGAAGATGGCAGGCGGGGTTTTGGCTCCGGCAGGTGTTCTGCCTGCGGCGTGCCCTGACTGCTGCGCGTGATGCGAACGCGTTCCCGCAGAGGGAGCGTAAACAGGAGATCGGCGCTGTCATCGTCATTGATAACGGCGGAGAATTTGATGTCCTGATTACGCTCCGGATTGAGCAACAACTGTGGCTGATTTTCTGATAACCACGCCAGCAGCGGCAGCGTGAGGTCGTCCAGCTCCCCGGCGTAATCCATGACAAACATCACCATCTGATAGCGGTAAACAAACGATGGGGTTTCTCCTGTCGTTTCAATGTTGCCGCTCTCCACGAAAATGGTGAATTTTTCCGGGTTAGCCTGACACCATCGGCATGAACGGGTCATGGCTTCACGCAGGGAATCAGTTTTCAGCATGGTTGTTGTCCTCGTTGTTCAGTCTTTGCAGCCTGCGCTGTTCCAGTAATTCAATGGCCCGTTTATCCGCGTTACAGGTTTCCAGTGCATCCAGAAGGCGGTCGCCCCATATACCGAGATTTCCCCATGTGGGAGTGTCAGGGAAGGGGGGAGGCGTTACCGGTATGGTCAGCGTCTGCGGTATAAGCCGGACTGACGGCGCTGGCCGTGGCGCGTTCTGCGTGTCTGCGCAACCTGTCAGTAAAACGAGCGTCAGGCAAAGCGTGGGCGCATTCATCTTTTGCAATATCGTTGCGTAGCTGTTCACGTCTGGCCTCTCCGTCCTGATTTCGCTGTTGATTTTCCACGCGGAGTTGCGCCAGCACCTGCTGCATATCCTGTACCCCGGTGCTGATGATATTCAGAGTGTCGACGGTACTTTTCAGAGCGCTGGCCTGCGCTTCGTTTCTGGCGTTCTCCCAGCCCAGCGACCACGACAGACGCATGGATGTTCCCCATGCGGCAATCAGAAGGAAAGCGACGCCCAGCGTGGGCCAGAGCTTCATGCCGGATAGGCTCCGTGTGGTAACTGAAAATGCGGTCCGTCTTTCAGGGTCTTCCAGTCGCCGCCCCATTCCACCGGAATATTCAGTTCCCGGCTGGCCTGTCTGAATGCTGCTGCGATTTTTTCGTACAGCGGCCATTCCCATGACACCTGGCTGCCGATATAAGCCACAACATCCACGGCATGCCCCGTAAGGTGGCGGCTGTTCATGGTCTGGCTCTTACCTGTGGCCACAAGTTGTTTCTGGCGGTAACGGCTGCGCAACCCTTCGGTGATACCAAAATCCACTTCCGAGATTTCCAGTGCCCGTCGGGTCACTTTCACCAGATCAGGATTTACGCCCTGCAAATTCTTTTCGCTCCGGCTGCTGAATTTAAATGTGTTGCTCATTCGTCCTTCTCCTTCACCCTGCGATTAAAGGCCGCAATAACCTTGTCGCGTGCTTTCTCTGCGCCCATAAAACCGATTGATGCGCCGATAAACGTCACGGCATCTTCAGGAAACCCGAAGAAGCGCAACGACCCGGCCACGGCCATGGCAAGAACGCCGCACGCCAGCGATCCCGTTACGGTCTGAACCAGTGTTCGTCCGTCATAAAGACTCATCAGCGCGGAAATGCTGACCGCCGCGCCTACTGCATACACCGTTGGCAGGTGGTCAAAGAGCCACGCAATAACCTGCTCTGTGATCCCTGTTTGAATGGTGCTCACTGCTACTCCCCCCACAACTGAATCATTTCTCGTTTCTTCTTCTCCGGCTCCGGCATCTCCACTTCCTGCCCGGCGTCCAGAAATACCTGCTGACAGAGTCCGGGGTTGGCATCCAGCACCTTTTCGGTGACGCCCTGCGTCGTGCCGTAGTACCGGAAACAGAGCGAATCCACGGTGTCGCCTTCCAGTGCCTTCACTTTCATCAGCACAACTCCGCAAAGATTCGCGGGCGGCACAGAATGTCAGAGATGGCCCAGCTCACATCACGCCACAAATCCGATGTCTGTATATCCAGAGCGTCCGCCCGGCGGTCGCCCTTGTCCGTTGTGTCTGCATCACGATAACGCTCCAGAATCAGGGCGCGCGTGGCGGTATAAACAGCATTGCGCCAGTGCCAGAGATTGACGCTTTCTCCGTTAATTACGGGTGCCGGAACATCGGCCAGCGTCTGATGGCCAGCCGCCTGCTGTTCCTGCTGCCACGCTTTCAGCTCGCGGGTAACGTGTGCCACGGCCCCGGTGGCGGTATGCAGCAGGCGGGAGGTGGTCACACGGCCCGGCAGTCGTATCGCCAGACGCAGCTCACGCAGCACAATATCCGGCCAGAATGCGCCCGCTGAAATACGGGTATCACCATCATCGGTATCGGTGATGTCGTCCTCTGCGGGGCCGGGGTTGGTTCTGGCAACCATACTCATGGGGTTCACTCCTGAAAAAATCGGGCGGTGGGTGTGCGGTGTAAACGGTCACGGAGTCAAACCGGAACACCGCGCACGCCGCCCGCTGACGGGGTCAGTCGTTAACCGCGCTTCGCCTTCTGCGTCGCGGTGGTTTTTCGTGTTGTAGGCTTCCGCGTTGTCTTTTTACTTTTGCTGCTTTCGTCCTGCGCCTGCGGTGTGCTGGCATCTTCTGGTGCGGCTGCGGAATCGGCTTTTTTCAGGGCGCGGGAAAGGGTTGCAATCTCGCGTTTCACACCTGCGTTCGGGTTCAGGTGCATCGCTTCGCGCAGCAGCTTCAGTGATGAGGCCATGCTGTCCGCATCGGTCAGGCCACGACGGGCAAAGGCGCACGCCTTGCATAATTTGGCGCGCACTTCGTCCGGCATGTCCTGGTCGGTGACAATCTCCCGGAGGGTGTCCAGTGGTTCGATAAAGGCGGACAAATCCGCGTCGGCATCCGTCCCGGCCTGCGTCAGTACCGGATTACAGATTTCTTCGGTCAGTACCGTGGCAGCAGTACGGCCAAAGTTATCCGGCATGATGAGGTTGTGACGGACCACATACGCACCAATACGCAGCGCCAGCGGAAGATCGCCGCAGTCAATTGCCCACACCATCAGCGTGGCAATCACTTCATCTTGCTGCCCGCCGTCAGCCTCCAGCGTTCCCTCAATCCAGCCGGAAAAGTCCGGCAACAACTCTTTTTTGATGGCGGCTTTCGCGCTTCTGGCCTGTACGCCCTTAAGTCGGGCCTGTGCCAGACGCAGACGATACAGCACCTCTTCATGCGCGGTACGCGCGGCGTGGTCCACGCCTTCATTCGCCCGGCCTGCGCGCTGTGCCATCACGTTCTGCCAGTGTTGCTGTGCAGGAGTAATCATTTTTTCTCTCCGTTACAGGCGGGCATGATGCCCGCCGTGAGTTGATTAGCTGTCGGCGAACTTCAGGCCAGTGACCATCGCGCACTTGCCATAGTCTTCAACGACATAAGCGTCATTGATGGACTGGTAGGTGGCGATGCGGTTGTATTCCGGCTCGTCTTTCATCAGGCGACGCATTGTTCCTTTCTGCCAGTAAATCGACAGGTTGTTGAACGAGGTGATCAGCATCGTTGAATCCGGGAAGAACGGCGCAAGGAATACATCCAGTCCGCCAATGGCGCGCGATGACAGGATGAGCTGTCCGGCAAGTAATTCCGCATTGGGATTCTGGCCGCTGATGCTGTTCAGCACGGGCAGACGCAGCGAGTTAAACAGGTTGCGCCCCATAATCACCACGAGGTCGTCAGCTTCCTTGTGCCATTCATCCAGCAGGGATGAGCGCGCGTCCTGTACCAGTGCATCAGCGTTCGCATACTTACCCGCGTGCGCCACGGTGTTGTCCATGTTGCGGGAGGTCAGCGTCACGTCATTCATTACGCGCTCGCTGGCGTCGGTTCTGATGTGCTCCAGCCATCCCACGTTAACGTCCTGAAGCAGCTTGTTGGTGCTGAAGTTGGACTCATCTGCGTGAGACGTGCCGTTGAAACCGATCATGATGCGGTCAAGCGCCACCTGCCGGGCAATCTGTGTGCTGACGCGTGACTGAAAATCAGGGTGTGCCGCCCAGGCATCAAGCTGCGGATACGAAATAAACGTGTCGTAGTTCACCTGTTCGCACTGATATTTACGGTTTTTCAGATCAACCACGTTATTCGGGTTACGGCGTTTTGTGCCGTCATAACTGGTATTCGTGCGCGCAATCGGCCCGGTGGTGTCCAGGAGGATTTTTTCGCCTTTCTGGTCGGTCACACCGAACACGTTAATTTTTTTTGTAAATTCAGTGCTCTCCTTTACTGCGTTTTCAAAACGCTGCTGCACCGAGGGTTCCACGGTAAATCGCGATACCAGTGCAGATACCGGGATGTTGTTAAGCGACGCCTGCTGCGCCATATAGCAACCCAGCTTGTTGCGGGTAATATCTGACATCACCAGATTCATAAAAAATTTGCTCCTTTGTCTTATCAGAAGTCAGCCAGTTGATCGGAGGCTGCGCCCGTTGCGGTGAACCGGTTCTGCGGATCGCCGTCCTGCGTGCGCAGTTTTTCCTTCAGTGCTGTCAGCTCTGTGGTCAGTAAAGTGATTTTCTGGCTGTCCTGCTGATGGCGGGTTTCCAGCGCATTAAAACGGTCGATAATGTCGGCCTGTGACGTTGCGACACCTTCCACCGCTTCCTGAATACGGGAGAAACTGGCGTCATCCGCTTTGCGGCCACGGCCAATAATCCCCATAACGCGGTTAAACCACTGGGTGCCTTCTTCCTGACGTTGTTCGGTGAGTTCGATAAGTTCTGACTCCATAGCGGCGGTAAACATCGCCACGTCTCCCTGCTGACAGTTGAATGTCATCAGTTGCATACGTTGTTGTGCCGCAAAGGCCAGACGTTCCGTGCCCAGGCTGGCAGGGGTGTCGGTCATTGCCAGCCCGCGCAGGTAAGGGCCTCCCGTGATGGTTGACTGTGGTTCCAGCTCAATACTGGAGTAAATTTTTTTACCATCGTTAAGCAGGGACATCATGCGAGCGGTCGGCTCAATTTCGGCATACAGTGCCGTGCGGCCTGCCAGCGGGCCATCGGTTATGTCTTCGGTGCTCAACCCCACAACATCGCCCATAGCGGAAAACTCGCTACCGGGGAGTGGTGACAGGATGTGCTCAATATTCACACGTGCACCATAAACGGACGGGTTATAACTGGTGGCGGCAGCTTTCAGCATGTCGCCGTTGATTTCGCGCCCGTCTGCCGTTACACCGGAGACAGCCACGCGAAACTTTTTGCGGGATGTCTTTTTTTCATTAGCCATAGTTTTTGCCCCTCTGACTGGTTCTTCAGTCATGATGGCAAAGCGTAACAGGCTGATACAAAGGGCTTTTGTTGTAAGAAAACAGCCAGAACAGGGGGTTAAGGAGAACAGTTTCGCGCGCGGGTAATCTTCCTGTAATTACTCAGGGGGAGCAATGATTCAGGACGCTTTTGTGCGCCAGCGTGCGCGGCAACTTTACTGGCAGGGTTATCCGCCCGCAGAAATATCACGTCTGATGGGAATAAACCCGAACACGATTTATGCGTGGAAAAAACGCGACCAGTGGGATGAAATGCCACCCGTGCAGCGTGTCACGCAGTCCATCGATGCGCGCCTCATCCAGCTCACTGAAAAACAGAATAAAACAGGTGGTGACTTCAAGGAAATAGACCTGCTGGCCCGGCAGCTTAAAAAACTGCATGATGGCCAGCCGGATGCGACGGCCACAGGAAAGAAAGGCCGGGCGAAAAAGCTTAAAAATCATTTCACGCCGGAACAGATTGCCGCACTGCGGGAAAAAATCATCAGCAGGCTGGAGTGGCATCAGCGGGGCTGGTTTGACTCCCTGACCCTTTGCAGGGAAGCAGGGATACGTAACAGGATGATCCTGAAATCCCGACAGATTGGGGCGACCTGGTATTTTGCACAGGAAGCGCTGCTGATGGCGCTGCGTGACGATGTGGCGCAACCTTACCAGCGTAACCAGATTTTTTTGTCTGCGTCGCGTCGTCAGGCGTTCCAGTTTAAAAGCATTATTCAGAAGGCCGCGGCTGAAGTTGATGTGGAGCTGAAAGGGGGCGATAAAATCATCCTCTCCAACGGCGCAGAGCTGCATTTTCTCGGCACTTCTGCTGCGTCGGCACAGTCCTATACGGGCAATTTTTATTTTGATGAATTTTTCTGGGTCAGTCGCTTTGCTGAACTGCGCAAGGTGGCTGGCGCTATGGCAACCCTCAGCGGACTGCGGCGCACCTACTTCTCCACGCCATCCACCGAAACGCACGAGGCATACGCCTACTGGAACGGCGACCGCTGGAACGAGAAAAAGGCCACGCATAAACGCCAGCGTTTTTCTGTGGACTGGAAAACGCTGCATAACGGGCTTATCTGCCCTGACCGGACGTGGCGGCAAATTGTCACGCTGGAAGATGTGGTTAATCACGGCTGGGAACACACCGATATCGACGAAATTCGTGATGAAAACACCGAAGACGAGTTCCTCAATCTCTATATGTGTGAGTTTGTCCGCGAAGGGGAATCGGCATTTAACCTGAATATCCTGATTGGCTGCGGTGTTGACGGATACGACGACTGGAAAGACTGGAAACCTTTTGCTCCCCGCCCGATGGGGAATCGTCCGGTATGGATTGGGTATGACGCAAACGGCAGCAGTGGCAACGGCGACAGCGGCGCTGTGTCCGTGGTGGTTCCTCCGTCTGTTCCTGGTGGCCGTTTTCGAACGGTGGAGACGCGACGCGTTCAGGGGCTGGAGTTTGAAGAACAGGCCAGAGTCATTGAAGAGTTCACGTGTCGCTACAACGTGGAACACATCGGCATTGATGTGACGGGCGGGAACGGGGAGGCTGTTTATCAGATAGTGAAACGGTTTTTCCCTGCCGCTATTCCGTACACCTTCACGCTGTCATCAAAACGGTCGCTGGTACTGAAAATGCTGCAAATAATGCGTGCCGGGCGGTGGGAATACGATCGCGCCGAACGCGAGCTGGTCGCGGCCTTTAACGCCGTGCGTAAGGTGAAAACACCGGGCGGCTTTATCACTTACGAAACGGACCGCGCGAGGGGGATCAGCCACGGCGACCTTGCGTGGGCAACCATGCTTGCTGTCATTAACGAACCAATTGGCGGCGAAGGAGAAAACGAGCGTTTCACGGTTATGGAGTTCTGATGAGCAGAAAAAATAAAAAAGTGCGCATGAGTTCACGCATTGATCTCGCTGATGCGCTCAGGAAAGAATCATCGCTCAGTGCATTCACATTTGATGGTCCTTATCGCCTGACCGGGCATGACCTGCTGGACAATATGTACTGTGCTGATAACGGGCGGTGGTATGAAGCCCCGGTGGACTGGTACGGTCTGGCAAGAGCTGCCCGGCAAACGTCCTGGCATCAGTCTGCGCTTTACTTTAAGCGCAATGTATTACTCGGTTGCTACATCCCGCACCCGTTGCTTTCCCGGCAGGATTTCTCGGCGCTGGCGCTGGACTGGTTTGTGTTCGGTAACGCATTCCTTGAGCTTCGAAGCAATATGCTCGGCGAACCGCTTAAATTACGGCACGCCCTGGCGAAATACATGCGACGCGGAAGCGATCTTGAATCATGGTGGTATGTGCAGGATGGCAAGGACGCGTTTCAGTTTCGCCCTGGCAAAGTGTGCCACCTGATGAATCCTGACATTAACCAGGAAATCTACGGCATGCCGGAATATCTCGGCGCATTACTCTCGGCCAGCCTGTCTCATTCGGCGGACATGTTCAGAAAACTGTATTACGACAACGGATCCCACGCCGGGTGCATCATCTACATCGGTGCAGCGCAGGTAAACCGCGAAAGCATGGACTCCCTGAAAGAAACGCTACAGGGTGCGCGTGGTGGTGGTGCGTTTAAAAACGTGCTCATTCATGCGCCCAACGGTGGCAAAGAGGGGGTGCAAATTTTGCCGTTCCAGCAGATCACCGCAAAGGATGAGTTCATGAATGTTAAGGTGGCATCCCGTGATGATGTGCTGGCTGCGCACCGCGTTCCGCCGCAACTGATGGGGGCGATGCCAGGCGAAAAAAGTGCGTTTGGTGATGTGGAGAAGGCCGCGCGGGTTTACGCAATTAACGAGCTGATGCCCGTCATGGAGGCCATGAAGCACATCAATGACTGGCTTGGCGAAGAGGTGATTCGCTTTAACCCTTACGCACTGTTAGACACCCAGCCCACATCCTGACGCGCTTCGCTTGTCTGCTGCTTCGGCGGGGCATAAAAAATTTATGCCCCGACTCTCCAGCTCCTGTATCAATCAGATAATTTCACGACGCTTTCCTGTTTATTACCATCATCGACGGTCAGACTCTTACGCAATCCCACCGCGCTGACTGCATGTTCTCACCGCCTCAGTGCGATTTTGACGGCCTTACCTTTCACCCCATCAAATCAAAAGCCCTCACATCTTTTTCACGCTCAGCGTGAGAAAGATGGCCATTCTGTTATGTCGCTGCGACATCGCTCAGGGAATACTATTTACCCCCTGAAACGCGGGCTGTTCCCCCGTCACCTGCGCGCAGAAAAAGCGCGTTTTTTTGTGCACGCACGGATCCTTGACGGATCCAGCCGCCA